ATGTCCTGCACACACACAGACGCAAACCACAGAGAGGAAGAATCGCGGTTTCTCAACGATTCTCCCTCTCCTAGAGGGTCTAGATTGCATGTATAATGTATACAGAATGTATATAAAGAAGGGGGAGTTCTTATGGCTAGGAAACGGAAAATACCGTACAGAGAAGTACTAGAAGCGGCTGGATTCACACCTGATGAGTGGCAATTAGAAATACTAGAACGGGCAGAAACCGAACCGGTAATCGGAATTAGTATACCTCGACAGAACGGCAAGACAGAACTAGCGCTTATGCTTCTCTTCATAACTGGTATGAGAGGCCAGCGTGGTGCTTTCTTTGGCCACAACGGTGACGTGGCGCGTGAGGCCCTCCGCCGCGCCGAGGCTATCTGTCAGCCACTGAAGGCTAGCGGTATAGTGAAAGCAGTTCGCGTGAGCAGTGTAAGTAATTATATAGAATTTCAATCGGGCGGAATGATTTTCTTCAAAATTCGTACGCCGGGTGCGGCTGTCGGCATGACTCTTGATCGCGTCGTGTTTGACGAGGCCCAGAAAATGAGTTTTCAATCGTATGAAGACATCGTACCTGTTACAACTACCTCTCCTGACCGTTCTATAGTGCTTATGGGTACTCCACCGACCGATAAAGATCTCGAACTTGGTGAAACGCCGTTTATACATGCGCGCAAGACGCTAAATAGCCGCGCGTGGATAGAATACGGTATCGGTGATTACCAGCCAGAGCACAAGCCGTACACGTTGAATGAGATTCATGCTGTCAACCCAGCATGGCGCCGTATACCATCTTTCACTAAAATGGTCAACGAGCAGATGGCTACTCTTTCAGACGAGGCTTTTTCAAGGCAGCGAATGGGGGCCTGGGTACTTCCTGGCAGCCCAATCTTCCATACCCCTGAACTCACAACCGATGAAATACACAAAATTCTTTCTGTACGAGGCCCGCAGGAGGGTACTCGCTTGAAAGCGGCAGTAGGCTTGTACCCAGATGCGAACGAGGCATACGTAACATTCAACGATGGCATATATATGGAAGTAGTATACAGTTGCTCAATTGATGGTGGCGATCTTACTGAACTAGTAGACTGGCTACATAGCCGGCAGCGGCGGTACTCAACGCTAGTACTGCCGGCAAACCAGAGAGGAAAGGCCTTGAAAGCGCTATTGGCGCAGTACGGGCTTGCCTCCAAGTGCCAACTCTCTGACTTACCTATGACAGCCAGTAGCCTCGGCCTCTGGCTGCGTAAGATGCGCGACGGTACGCAGAAAGTATACCAAAATGACGCGGCTACTAAAGCGCTCTCTTCCTTCTGGGTCGGATACGACGCGAGGGCTAATGCAGCCGTGCCATCTGCTGGTACGCCAGAGACTCGAGCAGCCGTACTCTCCCTCTTGCTAGCAGTCTCGCAGGAGAAACTAGGCGAGGCCCGCTCGCAGGCTATGAGTTTCTCTTTCTAGGAGGCGGGTAAGCTGCCAGCAGCGCAACCAGACGAGCAGAGGTACTATTGCTGTGCGCGCTGCGGTGCTGAGAAGCGCGTACTCTTGGCAAGAGGGTACGCACTCTCTGTTACTATACGGCTACCAAGCGGCGGTTACTGCTGCGACTTGCTGGAGAGCGAGCATAGTTGGAAACTCTCGTTACTAGAATTGCATAGATGCATCGGAGGAATGCTTAAATGGAAAGTATAGATGAGGCGTTAAATTTTTATGTTGGTAAGCGCCGCAGCGAGCTAGTTTCTCTGCTTGAGAGCCCAGAATTAACTGTAGCCGAACTGGCAGCAATAAAAATAATTCTCGAGGCGCTTGAAGAGGGCGGCCGCGCGATGCAGCTACTTGTTGAGCGTACCGGAGGCAGGGCTGTTCAGCGCCAACTCTCTATTCAAGCTAGCGCCGGGGAGGGCGCCGCGGAGAAACTGGCGGCACTGCTTTCAACGGGGAGGGGTAATAATAAACAGATTGAGAAATAATATGTATAATATTATCGTATCAAGGAGGGAGTCATCTTGCGGAAAACTAACAGTTTAAGCTCGCGGGCCTGGCGGGCTGCAAGGGCTGAGGTATTAAACCGCGAGGAAGTCTGCTACCTATGCGGGCAACCAGTCGACAAATCGCTGCCTGGCTCCTCGCTCGCTGGTCCCCAGGTCGACCACGTGCAGGCGCGATCGACTGGCGGCTCCCTTTTTGGTGCGTCTAATTTGCATTTAGTACATGCTATTTGTAATCGGCGCAAAGGTAATACCGATTTAGAGGTATACCGTTTCAAGGAGGCCTCCAAGCAGCAGCATAGCCGCGCATGGTAGCGCTTAAATGGTATAATGCTTTACATAAAACATAGTTTTGATTCGAGAGGAGTGATCTGTACTATGGGAAGACCAAGAAAGAATACAGTCGCCACTGCTACAAGCGCAGCGCCAACGCCGCTGGATGTACAGGCCGCCAAACCTGTAGCCAAACTACAGCCGTTCATTGCTGCTCCGCCGGCGCAGGAGGCTACAGCAGAGGAGAAGAAGCAAGCTGTTGTGGTTGAGCCAGGTGCTCAGGCTGCTATTGAGGCTAGCAAGACTGCTACCGCCGTGGCTATAGAGAAAGAAACACAGAAAGCCGCCCAGGGGCAAGCAACTGAAAGCCTCGAGGCCTCGGTACTGGCTGAACTCAAGGAAGAGGAGGCGCCGGATGCTGTAAGTGCTGCCAGTGAGCAGGAGAAACAGCCAGCCGCGACTGTAGAACCCGTGGTTGAGGCTGCTGCGGCCGAGAGTACGGTTGAGCAGGCTGTTTACAGCAAGGCAGAAGCCTCAGAAATAGCACAGAAGGCTGTACGGCGTGCGCTTACTAGTAAGAAGGTGCGCGGCTTGCAGGAGGAGAACGAGCGGCTGAAGGCAGAATTGCGTGCTATGCGCCGTGGGGAAGAGCTAGATTCGATCGCAAAGGAGACTGGGGTTTCCAGGGCTCTCCTAGAGCAGAGTAGGCTCGAGGGGGAGGACTTGCAGAATTACGCGGTCGCCTTGAAGGCTGAACTAGCTGCTTACAGTAGTAGGCAACAGGAAGCAGCTACTAGCGCGGCTGGTAGCCTTTTGAGAAGTACAGTGGTAGCACAAACAGGCAAGATGGATGGCTGGGCTCGGCTAGCGGCTGATCTGGCTAGGTGATTGAGAATCTATAACAAGGAGTATAACAGATTATGGTTGAGAAAATGAATGTAAATCCGTTTACAACTGTAGACAATACTGCGGAGAGGGAGAGGCTGCGCCGAGAAATCGCTAATAGCCTGCGCGAGAGGCTAGAAGGAGATGCTTTTTACGCCGCTCATTTTTTCAAGAAAATCAAAGCCTTGCAGGCAACGGTAGAAGAGGACGGTACGGTTACTGAACCGACTTTAGTGTATGAACTGTTGCTAGAGGTAGTAGGAGCCCGCGAGGCAGACGTGAAAAAGATTGTAGGTAGTGCTATACAGCCCGTCTTCTCCTTCCTTACCGAGGTACTGGCTTCTAATGAATCAGGCAACGGAGGAGACTCTCTGGGGGAATAGTGAGCGCCGGCACTTGGGCCCTCTCCAGGGAGGGCCTGAGTGATTTGAGGCGCTACTGGAAGGCTAGGCCTGAAGAACTCACAGTTGCTGAACTGGTCGCTTTTAGAAGTACTCTCCCGGACGATTCGGCGACACTGCGAGCAAACAGCGACTCGCTAATAGGCCTTGAAGCGCAACTGCTCTGCATCTTGATTGATTCCGTACGAGGGCTCGCGGCTGGCCTCGGCGGGAAACGGCTGAAGAAGACCGATCTGATTGCAGGCAGTTTCAGTAAGCAAGCGCTGGAGAAGAAACTACATGAGGAGGAGGAGAAGGAAGCAGTGCTTGCAGCGCTCCGAGCTAGTAAGCAGTAAACACGATGTGATATTAGTCACATTCTCATGTATACAGATGTGACTAATATCACATATTGTTGTTGCTTGAGTGATTTATGGTATATAATACTTGTATACAAAACGTGAGACCATCACGCTAACTGGCCTGGCTATGAACGGTAGCCGTGCTCGGCAGAGCCTAAACTGCGCTGAATAAAGTAAGAATGTGACTTTTATCACACTTTTGAGGTGAAACATGGCAATCGAAAACATGACTAATATCCAGGTGCCTGCTGAAGTGTCTGCTGAAATTTTCACTGATGCTTTAGAGGTTTCAGGACTCACTTCCCTGGCTGCTAACGCCGGTTTGAATCTGCGCATCACTAGCGATTCACGCGATCGTATCTTCTATGATGTTTCCGGTGCTGAGGCTGACTGGCATAACCCCGCCACGGAGGAGAAAGCCGTCGCTGAGAACACAGTGAAGACAGTCTCTGTACCAATGACTGATCTATATTTGATTTGGAAGGTACAGGATCATACCGACCAGAGCGCAACTGAATTAATCAATCAGCTAAAGATCGATGCACCCAAGAAGCTCGGTGAGGCTCTCCAGAAGACGGTTTTTGGCGGTACCGCTGAGTTCGCAAAGGCGCCATTCGGAGGCGTGACTACTTTTGGCGACGCCACTGAGATTAATACGGCTGATGCGAACGCGTGGGCAGGCGTGATTGATAGCGTTGACGACGCAACCGGTTTACTCTTGAACTCCAAGGTAAAGAGCGATTTGAAGACGGCTGTGACTACTGTTCAGGCTGGCGTTACAATCAATCCACTGACTTTTGGTATTGAGGATGGGTATACCGTTGCTGGCTTACCGGCTTATTTTGTCAAGCGAGCAAAGTCTCCAGTTACGGATCTCGCCGGCGTCGTCGGCGACTGGAGCAAGGCTGTCTTATACGTGAAGAACGATTTGTCGTTGCAGACGGTTGATGGCTCTACCGATTTTCAGATGATGCGTGAGGACGCGCGTGCATACAAGTTGAAGTGGCGCTGTGGTTTCGCTGTGGCTGACAAGAAGTACTTCAAGACCTTCAAGAAGCAGGCCTCACAGGTTAGCGCCTGATAGAAATGTGACTAATATCGCATTTTGATAAGGAAGGTGATTAGGTATGGCAAAAAATGTGAATCATGTCACATCTGCCAAGGGCGATAATGTCAAGGGCCCGCTTCTCTATAACGCTAGTCTGGATGTAGAAGTGACTGCTAACACAGATTTCTCTGCAGACGGGTGGAAGAAACTTGGTTACGGCTCTACTGATGGGATTTCCGTTGAGCAGACAGCTGATGACACGACCAAGAGCGTCTGGGGCGCCTCGTTAGGTACTGTATATAGTAACTTTCGCGATCAGGTAACACTTCATTGCGCCTCCTTTATGGATCCAGATATGCTTTCGGTGGTTTTTGGTACTGAAAACGTATCAACTGACGCAGAGACGGGAATAACGACTATTAAGGTGAAGAATCGCCAGGGAACGCAGGGTACTTTTGTGGTAGCTGCGACTGCTGACGATGGTAGCCCTATGCTCTGGGTATATAGAGGCCAGACTGACCCCAACGTGAGTTACGACGCGACTGAAGACGATGTTATTACGTACGATCTAGTCGTTACTGGTATCTCTGCTAATGATGGTACCACGAGCACCATGATCTTCAAGACCACGGCACCGGAGGCTAATCCTGACGGTAAGTAAAAAGTGACTAATATCACACTTCTGTCTACAGTTAATAGCATAGTGTGATATTTATCACATTTCTGTGAGGTGGCCTACTCCTCCCTGCACGGGAGTAGGCCATTCTCTGTTATAGAATGTGATATAATCACATTAGGAAATACTTGGAGGAAGATAATGACAGCGGCAGCGTACGCTACTTACCAAGACGTCGAGCGTCGTTTGAATACGGCGCTGACAGAAGAATCAGACCAACAGGCAGTGACAGCAGCACTTGAAGAGGTCTCGTTGTATATAGACGCAGAAGCGAGACAGGCAGGAGTCGATCCGAGTACGATTGACTCTGGGTTGCTTAAAATTGTCTCTGTTGACTTGATTTCGAGCTGGTGGCAGACGCTGGATACTCCGGCGGGCGCCGCGAGCGTGAGCAAGACGGTCGGAGATGTTTCTATGAGTGTCTCGTACGGTAGTGGCGCCCAGGCCGCGAGCCGTTCACCTTGGTTCTTGAGCCGGCAGCAGCGCCGGCTGTTAGGTCTTGCTAAACCAGGATTCTTCAGTATACAGATGGTGTCAGATCTGCCGTTCGGGCGGTTCTAAAGAAGAGGAGAGTATAGTATTATGGCTGCTAACGATACTATTGAGGCCTTACAATTGCAGGAGAAACTACTCAAGCGCGATTTGCGGGCTAAAACAGCACCTAGCCTAGACGGGGTGATGCTTGACAGTCAGTGGATCAGCGACGTGTCTGACTTGCGATCGTTTCTAGACGAAAATTATTCTGTTCCGTTGAGCGGAGGCGGTTATGCGCAGCGCAATCTAACACCAGGCCAGTCTCAGCTTCCTTGGGGTCGAATCGGAATTGAAAAATGGAATACTCGAGTGATCCCATTGTTGAGCGGAGCTGAAGCCAGCCGTTGGCAGCCGGTTGTAAGCGTTATAAAACAGGCCTGTAAGGATGCCGTTAGCTTTGGCAATTCTACTATAATAGTCGATTCAGAGGGAGAATTGCGCGTTAGTACCCCTGAAACCGGCATGGCAACGCAGACGCCATTTACTAGCAGTTTCGTTGAAGATTTCGGTTCTGTGAAGACAATGGCTGCTGATGGCGGATTGTTAGCGATTTCCCGCGACGGTGGTGAAACCTGGGCTGATTCAGGAGCGACGGTTTTCTCTATCTTCCACGGCGCTGACGGCGCGCATCCACGCGGTTCCTCACGGCTCACGCCTGCTATACGGGCTTGTATACGCGCTGCCAGCCGTAACAAGATTCGATCGGAAATTGCTGCGAATTTCTACGCTTTTCCGCAGCGAATTATCAATGGCGCATGGGAGGGAATGGACCGTTCCGTTGGTCTCGAGCAGGCAAAACTGGTCTCAGGCGCATCTACTGTCCAGGTTATACCCAAGGACCCTGACACGAATGAGAAGTTAGAAGTTCAGCAGCTGCCGGCAGCATCGTTCGAGCCGTTTATAGCTATGCAGAAACAGCTGGCTACAGAGGTAGCTACCGGTTTCGGCATCTCTTATGATGAGCTCGGCGTGACGACTAACCAGCCGCAGAGCGCGGACGCAATTTACGCCTTGAAGGAAGGCTTGAGTCTGGCAATTCAGAGTTGGGAGCAAGAGATTACAGCACCGCTGCAGGCTATGATAGCGCGCGTGGCTGAGCTCTGGGGAGTGGAGCCCCCTGTACTCAGTTGGCAAGAGCCAGCGCTGCCTAGCAAGGGCAGCGCAGCTGATGCGGCGATCAAGCTTGTAAGTGCGTTCCCAGCGCTCAAGGATTCCAAGGCTGTGCTCGCTTGGGCTGGCCTGCCGGCTAGCGTGCTGGAGGCAGTGGTGAAGGAACTCGGCGGCGATTACGACGGAGAGCCTACTCTGGCTGGAGGCGAGCGCGATGGCGAGTAGTATGAGAGAATTCTTTGCCTCGCGTGTAGTGCGGTTTTACCTGCTTCCCAACCGCTCTGGAGATTCTTCTGGCGACGGTTGGGGGCCTAGTAAAGCCTCCACCGGGAGTAAGGGGCCTTTTAACGGCATTGTAAAAACGTACACTACCACTCAAAATGAGGCTTTTCCTACAGGCGAGCAACTAGAAGCCAGTACAGTACTTTTCAGTTTCGCTTCTAGCGACGAGTTGTTTGAGGCCGAACCAGAGGTACCTCTTACCAGTATACGAATAGGCACAGAAGTGTTCAGCATTGTATACTATAACGATTTACCCTTGCCAGTAGACCGTATAAAGACGCGGCTCGTACTCAAGAAGGAGGCCTAATGAGTTTTGAGCTATGGCTGTTTAGGCTGCTAGCAGCCTCTCTTGAAGGCCTCAACGCAGCTAGGCAAGAAAATGGCGCTAGCCTGCGGCTAACAGACCGCGCGACTCTTTCTAGGTACCAGGTACAGGAGGCTTATGAGCTGCTGCTTGAGAAGCCCTCCAAGGCAGAGGCCTCGGCGCTTGCAGAGGAGGCTACCGCTGCGCTAGGTAAACTGCCTGAGCACAATTACATACATACAATCTCAATTGATGGGACTGCCGCCCAGCGTCAGGGAGAACCCACACGATGGGTCTATTCTGTGATTTTTACAGTAACCAGACGCCGGGACGTAACCGATTGGCAGGAGGTAGACTGACGATGGCTAGCAGAGCAGCTCAGAATCGTGCTATTTCCCTCTACCAGAATGCCCTTGGTCGCGTAAGCAGGCGTATAGGCCAGCAAACTGCTGCCAGGCTACAGCGCGCGGCTTCTTCTCCCGCGTACGACGAGGAGTCCTTGCGCGCACTTGTACGCAGCGGCGTCTTAAATGGCTTGGCAGACCAGGATTCCGCCCGGCCGCTGCCTGGCATCGTAAACAGCCTGCTAGTTGTTACTATGCAGCCGCTACTACCAGAGGCTACTACAGCTGTTACTTTCTCTGAACCACGTGAAATTGCTTTCAAGCAGCTGGAGAAGGCGATTACTCGGGCACTCGCAGCCAAGAAGCGCACCGAACGCGAGGAAATAATTGCTGGGGCGGCGGTCGATTTACAGGCGGCACGCGTCGAGGCCACGCGAGCCGCCATTGTTGCTGGTACAGCCCCTTGCTGGGCTGCTGGCGAACGGTTGCAAGCAAACCAGAGGAGCAAGCAGCCAGAGCAGTACCACTGGCAGCGCGTACTCGAGCCCGGTGCATGTAGCTGGTGCTCGAGCATAGTGCCGCAGAAAACAGCAATTAGTCATGATTTCAGCCGGCATGAGCATGACCGCTGCACAAGGCGGCTTGTAAGGGGTGCGCTATGAGGAGTACGGTGAGTGGTAAGATGCAGCCGAACTGGCTGAGTAAAATAGGTAAAAGCCGCTCGGTTACGGATGCGGTAGACTCCTCGCGCGCGCGTACCAAGCAGCTAGCAGAAGCCAAAGTGCAAGCAAGTGGTTATAAAACCGGGCCTGGCTTTTACCATTTTGGCAGTAAGAAGGCCTCGACGGGGCAGAGTACACGCTGGAGCGCAACAGGCCTAATATGGTGTGAGAGCCCAATGGCTCGGAAGCATACAGAGCTGCTTGATTCAGCGGCGGCTGCGAGCGAGCTCCGGCTCAAGAAGCGCAGTTAGTAGGAGGAAGCAGAATGGCAGGACTAATAGGTTCATACAAAATTGCAATCAGCCCGGATCTCGCGTCTTTCAAGGAGGTAAGCAAGACTGTGGGCTCCTCTCTCCGTGGAGCCCAGCAGCAAATAGAGCGAAATTTTTCTTTCAAAAGCGTAAGCAGTAGTGCTGCCTCCGCAGCTGCTGGCCTTGGCCACTCCTTCTCCGCTGCTGGCGGTGTAGCTGCGAGAGGCCTCTCTGTTATAGGTAGCACTGTAAGCAGCATTGGCAGCGCTGCAGCCAGTGTAGCCAGTACAATTGGCAGCACCTTTGCTGCTGCTGGTAAGACAGCCGCTGCTGGTTTGGCCGCCGCTGCCGGCAGCCTGGCTACACAGCTGCCAGCAGCGCTCAAGAGCAGCGACATTTTGCAGGGGTACGGTACTTCTCTCTTGGCGGCCGGCTTTAGTGAGCAAGAGATCGCTAGTACACAGAAGGCGCTGCGCGATTTCGCAGATAAGACCGAGTATGACCTGAATGACGTGATGAACGTTTCTGCTAGCCTCGCGGCAAACGGGGTACAGGGCTTCACCGGCCTAACCAAGGCTCTAGGTGGTTTCGTAAGTACGTTCAACCTAGAGGACCCCGCGCAGGGCTTCAAACAGCTTGCTTTCGTAATCAACCAGGTGGCGGCCGCTGGTAGGGTAATGACTGGCGATTGGTACCAGATTCAGAACGCAGCGCCAGCCGCTGCTGGGGTACTCCGCAACACGCTCAAGGAGATGGGCGCGTATACTGGCGAGTTCAAGGATGCCCTTTCTGCTGGGCAGATTTCCTCTGAAGAACTGTTCGCCGCGCTTGAGAAAATAGGCGGTACTGACGCGGCTCAGGCCGCCGCGACGTCTGTAGATACTTTTTCCGGCGCTATAGGCAATTTTCAGGCCTCTATACAGGGCGGCTGGCTCGATATTCTTGACCGTTTTAAACCTGCTATAACTAGATTCATAGCCGGCCCGCTTACAACTGCTAGCACAGCGGTACTAGAGAAACTAGGGGGCTTCCTAGAGAAGGTGAGTACCCTCTTCCTGAACTCAGAGGGGCAAATCAAGAGCTTCAGCCAGGTACTCCAAACCATCTTTACGGGGCTGAATTTCAATTCTCTTGTGACCAGTGCTAGCACTGCGCTTACTAGCCTTGGCACGCGTGTAACAGCCGTACTCCAAGGCTTGGTACCAGCCGTAACCACGGCGCTCAACTCACTTGACTTCCAAACACTCTTCTCCCGTATAGGCCTGGCTGCCGACGCAATCTGGCAGCAACTCTTAAGTATTGACTGGACCTCCCTCTGGGAGGCCGTTGTAGGCGCGGCTGGTCGCGCGCTAGCGGCTATACCAACGCTTTTTAGTATTTCTGTGGGGCAAGTAGGCCTCCCGAGCGGTGGGGAACTTGCAGCTAGAATTGAGCAGGCCGTGAGAAGTGTACTTGATTTCGGCGGTCTGATTCTCAGTAAGATCGCTGATGGCCTGAACTGGGCTGCCTCTAATATGAGTACAATAGCCTCGGCTATCGGCGCTGCGCTCAACGGCTTGTTGGATGGCATTGCAGACTGGCTTTTCAACGCTGATTCTTCTGGTAGTACTGGCGCGCAGAAACTCTTTACTGCTATGAGCCAGCTCTTCCTGAGTGCTATGGAGAATATAGACCAGATCGGCGCTCCGATCGGCGAGTTCCTCGGGCGAGCGCTCGGTGGCATCGATTTGAGTACAGTTATACAAAATGTCTTCAAAACGTTAGGTGCGCTGATTAAAGGCCTATTTAGCTTCCTTTCAGGGCTACTAAAGGGCGTAATAGACGGTTTTAGGCAGCAGCTGAGTACTGGCGGTACGCAGGCGGTTCAAAACAGCGCAAGCACAATTCTAGGCGCTATGAACCCAGCGTTCGCGTCGATGATAGGCTGGGCGAACCAGAAAGCAGGTGAGCTGGTAGCGCAGTTCAGCGGCAAGAGCGGAGACATGGCTAGTGCTGGTAGGCAGCTAATGAACGGGCTTGATGAAGGCGCGCGCGAGCAGTGGAAGGCTACTACTTCCAAAAACCTCGCAAACATAGGGAAAACTGTGGTACAAGATTTCCGCGCGCTCTGGCAAATTCATAGCCCTTCCAAGGTATTTGCGGAAATGGGCGGATTCCTTATGCGGGGCCTCGAGCAGGGCGTGCAGTCTGGCGCCACTGGCGTATACAAGACGGCTGAGAGTTTCTCTACCAAGCTTACAAGCGCGCTCTCAGTGCAGCCAGAGGTAGCCTTCTCTACTGCTTCTACCAAACAGCAACTACAACAGCTCGCTCAGGAGCGCCTGGCTGCTCAGGCTGCGCAGCAGCCGGCGTACGCGGCTAGTATACAGCAGCGTACGCCCCAGATAATAATTAACCAAGAGATCGCCAAGATGGATGATTTGGCCTCGCTATACGGTATAACCAAGCGCGCTGCTACTGGGTACTTTGCCCGCGCGCTAGCGTAAAAATGTTTCACGTGGAACATTGATTGCTATCACTAGAAATGTGATAATAGTCACACTTTCACGCTACTAGAATGTGATTTTTATTATCACATTTCTACATTCAGATCAAAATAGAAATGTGATATAATTCACATTAGGAGGATAGAAGAATGGCTATTTTTACTAGAGAGGACCGACGGGAAGGGGACGCAGCGCTAGTAGCGCTTGTAACGGCGCCGGATGCGGTTCCCGGCAATATACAAGGGTATAGACTAATTGATTCAGATCTCACGTCACTTTCTGGTATGCTTTCTACATCTTATGAGCAGAATATGGTTGCCTTGAGCGCAGGCAAGCAGCGGCAGGCTAGCAAGCGGCTACAAGGCAAGCAAGTAATTTTTACATTCTCTAGCGGCGATGCTTCTGGTGTAGAACAGCAGATAATTAAGCAATTCTTCACATATAATAGACCTATTTCTTATATTGATACAGAAAGAGATATAGATTCTGTATTGTTATATGTAACATCAATTGACGATTCGTACTACTCTAGTTCAGACTCGATTCAAATAACCGCTACCATGGTAGACAGCGATATGATGAGCAAAAACGTGACCGAGATAACAAAAAAAGATGTAGCCGCCGGCGAGACCAGTACGCTAACAGCGAACTATAAAAATGCTGCTCCTACTGACTGCCAGATCCGCGTTGAACTCGGCGCTAGCAAACTGGTTTCTTGGGAGGGAACTACCTTTACGCTTACAGCCAAAACAGAAGGCAGCCTTGCTGGTAGCGGTACAATCACGGCGGTTGTAGGCAAAGTAACCAGCAGTGGGATTCGTTTCTCCTCACTAGATGAATTCGAGTACGGGTACGGCACGATCACAAATCTGCAAACGACTAAATTTTTCAGCATCCCAGCCGGCGGCACCACAGCACTTACACTAACCGTGAAGGCTCCCGCTGACAGCGCCGTTAGCGCAAAGCTGATAGCCGTGGCTCAAGCACCTAAAGGCGAGCTAGCCTTCTAAAGAAGAGGAGAGAGCATGCTTTCAACAACGAGCAGAGTCCAATTCATTAGCGAGCCGCGTACTAGCTTCCGCGCCGCGGCAACGGTGAAGAACGTGGTTCTAGGCAGTTTCGACGCAGAGCAAATTCTGGTTGCCAGAAAGTGGGCGCAGCCAAGCGAACTCACAGCAGAAATGGTCGTTCCGACCGGTTGGGCGCTAGCGCATCTTCCACAGAACGGTGAGCTGGCCTGGGTACCCGCCAAGCGGGTACGGTACGTGAGCGTTACACCTCCTACCGGCCTCGCTATGCTCTTCTTACTAGAGGAGGCAGACGTTGTCGAGCTCGACAGTGAGTACTCGCGGCTCTCTATAAAGGGCTCTACTCCAGAGGCCTGGTTACGAAACGTGCCCTCTACTATACAGCAGGCCGATTCGAATCTCCTCCCCTCCTCCGCTACCGCCGCTACTTGGCTGCAGCAGGCCTGTAAGCAGTACTCCTTGGCCTGGCCTGAGGAAAAAGTGCAAGGAGTTCCGTTCAGGGACCTGCCTATCTTGAGCAGCGAGAGTGCGAGCTTTGTCTCTGAAGCAGACAAGAAGTACTATGGAATTAGCGGTACTTCTCTCTCTGAAATAGAGCACTCCTTCTCTGACCAGCGGCCAGCCAGCCTTCTCTCTGACATAGCTGACGTTGATTCGCGCCCGTGGCCAGCACCTCTCGGCGAGCAGTTCTTCAGCCTAGAGCAGGCTTTTCCTTATACGCTTGAGAAGAGCTCTACTGGCGCGGCTGTCGAGTACCGATCCGAATTCGAACTGCTGCTCTTACCAGCAGCAGAATCGCCTTACTCTGACGACTGTTTATACTGGAAGTGGGCAGTTCACCCCCGCGAGAAGGAGACAATTTACATTTCGCGCCAGGCAGGCAGCATCGTTGGTAGCAGTACTCTCCATCTCACTTCACAGCAGACCGACACTCTGTACTACCCGCCCGACTACCAGCAGACGACAGGCGAGGGCGAGGCCCAGACTACAGAAACGGTTACTCGCCGTTCTCAGGCCCGTTTCTCCTCCACAACTCCAGCCATGCCGGGCCCCTGGGCCTCTGTGAAGACGGCTGCCGCGGAGTCGGGTCAAGCCAAGCCGGAGAGTATAACCGCCGCGGAGGCTGCCAAGCAAGCAGCTGCCGCCAGGGCTGGCCTCAGCCCTCGTGTAACTATCGACTGCAGGGCAGATGGCTCTAGCGAGGCGCTCGCGGGAATAACTGAGAAATTGAGGCCAGGCATAAACGCTGGCTTGCGGTTCTCTAACGCGGTTCTTACTTTCCCTATAGAGGAAGTCGATTACAGTTTCGGCGAATCGGGCTGGAGTATAGAGCTCCCGTTGACCGTAAAAACCAACAGTATTGATTTTACGTATTACGGAGAAGAGGAAGAAAAGTACATTAAAAACGACTCGTTTGAGGGCCCTGACGATACTCCTGAGCCTCCAACACCGATTGAGCCGCCGGAGTACAAGCCACTCGGGGGAGGCAAGGTTGAATGGATTGCTGGCCGCTACAGCGGTGCATACAATGCGCCCGAGCTACTGCTTAAAACCAGTGAGCAGAAGCTGTATGCAAGCCCGTACGGCGGCACGGAGAGCGGCAGCGCGTGGGGGAGCACCATAAAGGAAGTGCCGCTAGCCCCAGAAGTAGTAGAGCACTTGCTACCACTGCCGTACCAAGGAGGCCTCTTGCGAGCAGAGGGCTACCCGCAAGAGTTCTGGGTTGTAAACATGGCTGCAGGCGCGGAGGAGCCCACCGTGAAGCATGGGCGCCTCCCTGAGGGGGAGACTATAGTTACTGGTGCTACTACTGGTGAGTGGCTCATGAGTACAGCTTGTGTATACGGCGTGAGTGACTCCTCTACTACTCCTGGCGAGCTTGAGCTCACGCCGCTAGAAGCGTACCCCATGGTAGGCACGGAGAGAGTAGAGCAGCACGGTTCGTACCTCTACTTCATAGGTAAGCGCCAGCTGTGGCGGTGGCGCGGCAGCATGCAGGAGCTGCCGGAAAGCCTAGGCCTTGCCCGTACCGCTGCTGGCTGGAAGCAAGTACTGGCAACAGAAGACGGTTCTCACTGCCTGGCCATAGATTCGCAGGGGGCCATCTGGTTTGGTGGCAGCGCGCCAGCCTCTCTAGAAGGCATAGTGGGCGCTGCTGGCGGTTCTGATGGCTGGTATACGTGGAAGAACGATAAGTCGCATACACTTTTTATATACAATAACTATGATGCAGAGCCAGAGGCCACTTTGAGCCTACCTTTCACACCTACTGGCGCTGTGCTCTCCCTCTTCCCAAGAGAAGACTCCTCACACGAGCCCGCTGAGGGCATAGCCCGCGGGCTCGTGCTATGGGGGAGCGGCGGCGCTGTATGGCTGCGCAAGGCTAGTGGCGAGTGGGGAACGGTGAGCCTCTCCACGGAGGCTGTGCAAGCAGCCTGCGGCAGTGGCACGCCATACGGCACTATACTCTGCACTGAAAATGGTGCTGTGGTAGCCCCGGGTACTAGCAAGCAAGCAGTGCTTACCAACGACGTTTGCGTGAGCGCGGCTGGTAGGGTAGTGGACGCACTTTTCCTTACCAAGCCACACATAGTAGCGCTGCTTGTGAGCAAGGAAGGAAAAGCTCTCACTGTGAGTAAGCAGCCCGCTGGTGGCTACACAGTGAGTACACTAGCAGTGAGTGGCGCCAAGGAGGCCTTGGGTGAGTGGTGGCCTACACTGTATGCAGTGGGTGAGCAAGCAGCATGGCAGTGCGACTCCTCTACACCACTTTACAGTGGCGCTATACAGAGTTACTCATACGACTCCTCTAGTGGCTACTTGAACCTATGCTTGGAGAACGGCGACCTTCTCCGCTGGTTCCCAGGTGGGGAAGTACGTACTAGCGAGCCGGCTCAAGAGGGCACTCAGCTCATAACCCAACACGTGCTTCCCGTGAAGCTCACCGCTGGCTCATTCTGGGGGAGCGCTGGCGAGGGCTGGGTGGGTGAGCTCCCCGCTACATACACTCTGGCTATGGGGCAAGAAGGCATGAAGCGCGTACTACTAGCAGCCTCCTCTAAAGCCTACCATAGCGCTTGGCTCACAAGCAGTGGTGAGCTGTACTGGGTAAGCCCAGACTCCTCCCCTACCTCTAATGAAGGCGCTATGCTTACGCTCAAGAGCAGTAAGCTCATAGGAAGTGGCTACAGCGGCATAGGCTTCATGAGTGAGTATGAGCCATACTTACTTTGTGCATACAGTGAGGGTGGCTCTTACCGGCTCTTCTCCATACAAGACTCTTCCTCCTTCTTCTTCACGGAGCCACACGTGGAAACTTCCACCGAGCAGTACTCGGTGGAGAGCGGGGAGCGCATTCTTGGTATAGCCCAGAATACGCTCTACACAAACAGGGCAAAGTACTCTCTCCAGAGCGCTAGCGAGCCACTCAGCCGCGAGGCGCTAGTAGAAGAGCTCTCTGCACTGTATGTTATACCAGGCAGCGAGCCACTAGCACTCACGAAAAATGGCGAGCTGGTAGCTCCCACCGCCCCCTACACGCCTGAAGGCAGTGAAACCGAGAAGTATGAGCGGCTCACTGGCCTCGCTGGTACGCTCAAGCCAGAGCTATGCACCTCTACCTCCCTCACCACCACCGCCGGCTGGTACAAGCGGGAAGGCTATGAGGGAGAAGCTCGTAAGTATGTAGCTTATAAGCTGAAAGAGGGAGAGGCTAGCCTCGGTGAGCCGCTTGTAAGTGCTGAGCGTATGCCGCTTGCTACTACCACTGGGCTATGGCAGTATGGCTACCCGGAAGGCAGCAGTGAGCAAGTGCTCTACAAGCTAGAGCAGCAGCCAGCGGCAGGTGAGCAGCCTGTAGCTGTGCTGGGAAGCACCCCTAGCATAGTAGCCACTACTGGCGGTTTGTACTCCTACCACTATGCTGAGCTGAAGAAATTCAGCTCGGAGCCGCTGAAGGCTGGCTACAGCACTGTAGGCACTGAGAGCACCGCCACAGCCATAACGGAGAGCGGTAAGCTTTACTACCTAGAGGGTAGCCGAGCCGTGCGTGCAAGCGGCGACTACTCGGCGTACACCACACTGGTGGCACCGAGTAGTCGCCTCATGGCTGCCTATGGCCCAGAAAACCAGCAGAGCATGCGCCTCACGCCAGCGCCAGCCCCCTTCCCTTGCCTCATGGTAAGCAAGGCTTTCTACCCACTAGCGCCTGCTACTGGCTCACTACAGGCTGCCGGCAGTGCAAGTAGCAGCAGCTACTACTTGCGGGCAGGTGACGCAACCAACGCGGCGGGGGTACTATATAATTTCACTGGCTCTGGCTCATGGGCTACCCAAGTATACAGCAGCGGCTTGCAGGCTGATTTCGTGGGCTCTCCTACCGAGGCTCTAGCCTCTGAAGCCATACTTGGCGCGGTGCTACCTACTCTCTCCTCCTTCACGGCCGCTGGGCCAGTGCTCGGTGGTGAGCCAGGCGAGCTAATGACTAAAAAGCGAGAGGAGGGAGAGAGGTATCTCGAGTTCGGGTACAACCAGCAAGGCTCTAGCGAGCGCGCTGCCATGGTACTCCACCAGAAGCCAGACGCCTCGCTAGAACTCTTCCGGCTGCATGGAGACTCCTCTTATAGCTGGACCGCAGTGAGCGCACTACCTAGCAGCACTATAGAGGCCTACTGGCCGAGCAACCAGGCTGCAAGTAGCTTACTTGTAAGCTTTAAGGATGGCAGCCTGTGGGAGGTAGAGCCTCAAGGCGAGGGGGTAGAACCTCTCTATAAGCAAGTGTGGGCAGCCGGCACTGGCATGCCGCGCGACTGCGCTGTGGTAGCAGGCCAGCCTACCATAGCACTTGCTCCAAGTGGCGAGTACGCTATGGTGAAGTATGGCAGTGAGGGTGCCTGGCAGAGGGTGGATGCGCCTTTAGGCAAGGCCTTCTCTACCTGTAAGGGGGAGAGCATACTGGGCACAGATGGCTTGCTCTGGCGCTACCAAGAGGAGGAAGGCAAGCTGAAGCCAGTACCCACTGAAGACGCGCGCTTCTACCAGGAACCGGCAGCCTAAATGCTATAGTATATAATAAAAAATAATGCTTTTTTGTATACAAATGGAGGTATGAGAGTATGGTACTCGGTTTCGGCAAGACTATTCCGCCGGCTGGTCAGCCCGGGCCCGCTGCAGCAGTGGGTCAGCGGCCTCACATGGATTACGCTGGTCTGGTCAAGCAATCCATGCATGAGCTTGCGACGTGGGTGACCGCCGGGTCTAGAATGGCGCCACAGCCAGTGAGCTTGACTGTCGATGGTTATCGTAACGTGTTCGAGGTAGGCGAAAAGTTCGACATCGAGGAACGGTATGGTTACTTTGACGTCGAGAATCCGGTCACAGCAGGCCATTCTCCAGTCAAGATGGTAGTCGAGTATGATGATGGCAGCAAGAAGCGAGTACAGGCTTCCGACCTAACGTTCGCTATAGATGACGGTAAGGGCGGTTACAAGCCATGCGAGCTCGGTGGCGCCCTAGGTGAGCAGCGGCGCCGAACGCTAATCGCTACCTACACTGATGAAGACACTGGCGTGAGCGTGAAGGATACTATGCGGATCGTCGTCACGGAACACGTGGCCCCAGAGCAGACCTTGCAATTCAAGGTTGGTGTAGAGATACCAGAAGACTTGAGAGACACTGTTATTCCTGCTATTGAATACAGTCGAAACGTATATGATAAATCACCAATAATTATCCCTATCAACAATTACGATGAAGCCACACTATTATTCACTGTAGATTCAGATAAGATTGCTCATGTAAGACCTATATACACATCTTTTGATTCATCGGGAAAATTACGTGAAGGATGGGCTGCATTTGATGCACCAAGAGATCCAACAGACTTGTTTACTGTTTCTGGGCAATTTGCCTCAACAGTTGATGGCATTACAGAAATATCTCTAGGGAGATACATAACAGAAATAATAAGCGATCCAGATTATGCATGGTTAGTGTTAAATATGACCAATTTTAGGGTGAACGAGTTCAGGGGCTGGATCAATCTACAGTATGGGCTTATAGAAGAACCCACAACATTGAGAGGTGTTTATAACTACAGAACAGCCCAGTACGCTGGCTGTCATAAACTAGTCGGTTTCAAGGATCTACAAGGAAAAATAGTAGACCAGCCTGAAGAATTAGGAAATGTAAACTGGCCGGATAACGAGGTTGCACTAGGATTTAGGGATTGTCAGTTTGAGAACTGCTTCTCACTAACTAAACCTCTAGTAGAACACAGCCCATCATACTACACACCATACGACTCGACGAGGTTTTGGAACTTTAGAGGCGCCCAGTATTTCAATTGTGGTTCTTTAACAGTTGCTGCAGATGAGGACCCGTTCAAGCCAGGAGAAGCCACGACAGTTGGTTATAGAGCTAAACAGTACTGTGGATGCACGGCGCTAACTACCAGCAAGCCAGAGCATACTCATGATCAGACTGGTCAAGTTGACGCTAATCTCGTGACTAGAGACGCGACGTTTAGATCACAACAGTATTACGGTTGCTCGTCTCTCAAGGCTAACGGTATAGAGAAGATGATCGAGACACTGACCGGGGAACCATCCATTTCCACGATTATTAGAGACGATAAGTACTATGGTACTCAAGTAACTGACGCTGAACCATTCTATTACCAGGGGAATGATAGTGACGAACCAGTCAAGGCGCTACAGAGTGATGTCTATACGTGGCACTCTGCCGACAATAAGACGACTAAATATGTCCGTCATTATAGTATCTATGGTGGCACGGCAAATACACCTAATGCTATCACAGCGACCACTGGTAGCGAGTGGAAATCTGCCTATAAAGAGAACGAGGTGCTCCAGGTAGATGGTTTGACTGTAGATATCGCTAACAACAATGGTACTACACGTCGTTATACGTCGCCATTCCCTACTAACATGTTCAAGTTCGAGCCGCCTGTAGGACAAAAGGTCCATGCTGACGATGATCACGTGAGTATAACATACACTGCCGATGGTACCTCGGTGACTACTAGTGTGCCGATCACAGTGACTGCAGCATAAGCAGATATACGTCAATAATCTGCTAATAGCGAATGAGGCTGACTGCTAACAAATGGTAGTCAGCCTCATGTTATACTAGAAATGGCTGGGTAGGGGAGCCCCCGCGTCACGCTCATTAGCGCGACTACAATCAATGTATACATAAGGGGTGATTCACCATGGAGAATAATTCTCCGTTACTACAACTACCGCCCACTGTCCTGCAAGCAGCACAGTGGGTAGCTCTCGTGCTCTTGCCTGCTTTCACGACGCTATGGCTTGCGCTCGGCCCGATCTGGGGCCTACCTGCCGTACAGGAGGTCGGCGCTACACTGACCGCTATTGACGCGTTCCTAGGCACAGTCCTAGGCGTTACCGCACAGTCTCTAGCTAAAGCACAGTCAGCCGCTAGCCAGGCGACTACACAGGCACTGCTAGCAGAGCTAGAATCTGTTAAGAGCGAGCTGGCCGCACTCAAGGATAATGGTGGTGATGCTGATGATGGCAAGAAGTAGGCTTAAGAGGATTGCTACAACAATAGCCTCCATCATAACTGTAGCCTGCCTTGGCGCACAGCCGGCTATGGCTGCTGAAGCATTACAGGGAATCGACGTGAGTGGATGGCAGCTACCATCTGCAACCAGAACAGCACAGGCTGATTTTACTATCGTCAAGGCTACACAGGGGCTTGGTTTCGAGAACAATTATCTTGCTGCCCAGGCTAATGGAGCTCTTGCCACGGGAAAGAAGCTTGGCTTGTACCATTATGCTGGAGGCAGTAGCTGCACTGCAGAAGCAGACTTCTTTGTCAGGGTATCGAGGCCTTGGATAGGCAAGGCTATGCTTGTGCTAGACTGGGAGTCTTACCAGAACCGCTCTTGGGGATCCACGACATGGGCGACCTGTTTCGTGAACCGCGTCAAGGCTACCACTGGCGTGACGCCGATGGTCTATGTGCAGGCCTCTGCACTGAATCAGGTCGCTGGCGCTCGGGCTGCTAACGCTGGTCTATGGGTTGCCCAGTACGCTAGTAACAATGCGACTGGCTACCAGTCATCTCCATGGAATCTTGGCCGGTACGGTGAGGCTATAAGGCAGTACACTAGCAATGGCTGGGTTACTGGTTATAATGGCCCACTTGACCTGAACATCTTCCTTGGTTCTAGGGAACAGTGGGACAAGTACGCTAACCCTAGCAGTAAGCCAGTTGCACAGCCGAGCACTCCAGCTGTGCAGCCACAGCAGCCATCACAGCCCGCTAACGCAAGCAAGACTTGCGTGACTGTTCAGGCAGGTGATAACCTGTCTGCTATCGCTGCACGCTATAACAGCAGCTACACTGAATGGGCAGGCTACAAGTCAGGCAACCCAAGTGTGATTTATCCTGGTGAGGTCGTTTGCAAGGCAGGCGGCGCGGTCTCACAGCCAGCTACTAGGCCACAATCGAGCAGCAGTTCAGCTAGTGTCTACTATACGGTCGTGAGTGGGGATAGCCTATCAAGGATCGCTGCTAGGTACGGCACCTCGTGGCAGTCAATCCAGCAGCTGAACGGCATCAGGAACGCCAGCCTGATCTACCCTGGCCAGAGGCTTCTTATTCGGCGCGGTACTAGCAGTGGCTACAATACTCCTGCTAGTGGTACGTACTATACTGTACGCAGTGGCGACAGCTTGAGTACTATAGCACAGCGCTATGGCACTTCATGGCAGCGCTTACAGTCCCTAAATGGCATCCGCACCGCGAATCTCATTTACCCGGGGCAAGTACTGCGAATCCGCTGAAGTCAAAATGTGATATTCGTCACATTTAGATAGAATCAGAAATGTGATAAATATCACACTCTGCGCTCAAGAGGCATACAGAGTGTGATATTTATCACATTTTGCTTGTTAGATTACGTTAGAAATGTGACTTTATGATATTTTCAAGCAGTCAGTGTAGACAGGAATGTGATATAATTCACATTAGGCACGGTTCTCCTTGCGCGTGCCATCTCTCAAACAGGGGACGGCGCTGGTTTCTATTCTTCTTTCCAGCGCCGTCCCCTTCCTGTACACTCTGTAGACAAGTGTGATATTTATCACATCTCAGTCTTATTATCATTGGGTACAGCCACGAGTTCACCCTTAACGTTTTGCAGTTCTGCACACCCGGCATTCCACGCGTCCAGCGCGGCCAGAGAGGAGCCCCACCACCCATACTGTGGGAGCTCACTACTCACAGGCAGCCACCAGGCCCACTCAGCCCCCTCCCTTGAGAGGGAGGCAAGGTGAGTAGCCTGCTCACACCAAGCCAAAGCCTCCCCCAGCTCCCAGGCCTGCTGCCCACGGCCCACTAGGCTGCTAGCAAGCTTCCCTCTAGCCTCAGCCAAGCCAGCCGCAGTAGCAGCCCAGGCCCCCTCACCACAAGCCAGGCTAGCAGCTTTGAGAGCAGCGAGGCCAGCAGCTGCTTGCTCGCTGCCATGCCCGAGCATTTCTGCCCCCTCAAGCCACTCCTCAACCGCTTCCACGAGCCAGCCCAAGCCACTGCTAGCAAGCTCTGCCTGCAGCGCCTCCTGCACCCATACCCGTACTTCTTCCTCACCAAGAATCGCGGGATTCTGCGATTCTGCTGCTGTAGCCGCTACGTTATTCTTCTCGCTTGCCATCGTTCAGCCCTCCTAGGCCTCGATTAATTTTTAATTTACAGTATATTTATATCGCACTGGGGCGCGGAAAATCAGCAATTAGCCACGCCATAGAAGTGTGACTTTAGTCACATTTTCACCATCTTTCTTCATCTTCCGGTGCCACAGCGGCTTCCGCTTTCCTCTCCTCCTCCAAGAGGTTAGCTTTCACAGCTGCCCACTTTACAGGCTCAAGCACCGCCAAGAAACGCCCCTGCTCACCATTCACAGTGGTTTTTCGTACCCCCAAGCCAGCCACCACTGCTGCCTCACGGCGCAGCGCCTTCTTCTCCCTTGGAGTACCAGCCACAGCCGGAAAAGCGCTGTAAAGCACCGGCCAAGCACCACGCTCCGGCTGCTTCTCAAGCAAGCCTGCCTCCTCAAGCGCTTCAGCAAGCTCTGCGCTCACTTTGCGCAGGCTAGCCCCCGCTTGCGCTTTAGGCCACTCGCCCTTCTGCTTCTGCCATAGCAGCCAGCCGTAAGCCACAAGTGCACATACTGTTTCCACAGAGAAGCAAACCTCCCAGCGGCTCTTGCCTGGCCACTGCTCGCCTGCCGGCCCCCTCCACCAGCTTGCAGGCTTAAAGCCCAGCTCAGGCACCTCCACCTTGCGCCTGCCCACTGCCTCCAGCTGTGAGAAGCTAGAGGCCTGGTTGCTAGAGAAGAGCAGCTTCAGCGAGAAGCGCTCAAGGCCTATGCGTCCACCGCCATACCGTACCTGGCGCACAGCTCCAGTTGTAAGGCCGGCTATAGCCTGCAGCTCGCTATCTCCGAGGGCCCCAGCCTCGTCAGCAAAGGCAACTTTTTTGCCTACAAGCGGTACGAGAGCGGCGCCGCCAGTGAAGCCGCCCATGCGGAGGTTCGCCGCGTCCAGGCCGCGCGTTGTGAGCGAGGGAAAAGCCTCTTCAAAAGCAGCCTCAAAAGAGCTCTTACCGGTGCCGCCGCCGTCTGCTAGCAAGAAGAAGCGTGTAGGCGCGAGTGGAGAGGCAAGGTAGAAGGCTACCATAGCCATGAAGCGCGTCTCGTTATACCCCCACGCTTCTGCTAGCAAGTGGCGCCTAGCCGCGCCATCTTCAGGCTCCTCCACCGCCACTAACGGTTCCCCCTCGGGCTCATACGCCTCGAGACTCTCCCAGCCTTCCCTGCTCACAGCCTTGTAAGCCTGGCCATTGAGGCTGAAGGCCTCAGGCGCCACACGCTTCCCTACCTTCAGCTTACTAGCAAGCCAGGCTGCCTGCTGTAGCTCGCCAGGCTCAAGCTTACCGCTCTCAAGCGGCTGCCAGGCCTCCCAGCGGCCAGTAGAGCCTTTCCTGTAGAAGCCCCAAGCACCGCTCGCCTGCTTGCCATAGCCCACTAGCCCAGCCACTAGCTGTGCCCATATGGCAGCCAGGTACCTACTCACACGCCCACGGCGTGGCAGCACAACTTGCACTCCCCTAGCCACCATGAGTGTACGCTTCTCCTCGCTGCCGCTAGGCTCCCAAGGCCCAAGCACTACTTGCAGCGCCGCTAGCGCTAGTAAAAGCTCTTGCTCAAAGAAGCCCTCCATGGCTTCTCTGTCCCACATGGCGCTCAGCGCTGGTGGCATGAGCGTAAAACTCCTCTTCTCTACCTGTGTACTCACTTTGAGTACCTCCTTCTTCTCTCTCCCTGCGGCCGCGCCGTGCGGCACCGGCCTTCTCTTCTATTATATAGCATGGCTTACACGGAAAGTGGCTCATACTCACCAGGCCTGGGCGCCTCCACTCTTGGAGCGCTACTCCCTGCCTCCTCACCACCCGCGGCCCGCCCCCACTCGGGCGCCGCGTACTGGGCAGCTAGGCTTTCAGAGCCGCTTTTTCAATTTTCGCCACAGCCCTATAATATAGAGGCGGCTGTTTTTTGTAGAAAAGTGGCGCAGGTACGCGCCATTTCATACTTCTAGCACGCTGGTAGAGTGCCTGGCTACAGTGAGTACCAGTAGAAGAGAACGGACCATGCCCTAGAACCGCAGTAAGCCGGCAATAGACCGGCGAACCCGGCAGCCGGGATTAGGTTATCGTGGCTGTGGCGGCCTCGCAGGGAGGGCGTAAAGCTGCTGTTCTAGCCCCGTTTACGCTTCTAGGCTTGAGAAAGGAGCAGGAGAAGCGCTTTAGCAAGCCTGCTGGAACGGCGGAGAATCGAATACCGCGAGAACTACAGTATGTTCACG